CCTCTTTGTGGGGATATTTCTCACGGTCAAGATTACTGCTTTGGTTACGGCTCTTAATGCTGGTCAATCACTTAATGATGCCATGCCAATCATCTGGGACCAAGACACTCAGATATTATTTAGTGGGATTATCAGCTTTTGGTTTGGGCATAGAGCCTTCGAAAAAATCAGACAAAGGAAAGGATAAAAAATGGACATAGATAAGCTGCGTGAGCAACTCAAAATTGATGAGGGTGTAGAGCATGAAATCTATAAAGATTCGCTTGGTTTAAAAACTTGTGGGATCGGTCATTTGTGTGTCGATGGTGAGCCAGAATTCGATATGGATTTTGGTGAAAAAATCTCTGACGAAAGGGTCAATGAACTGTTCGAAAAAGATGTCAAAATTATGATCGAAGAGTGTGAAAAATTATATCCATATTTTGGGGAACTTCCAGAAGAGGCACAACAGATTATTGCTAATATGATGTTCAACATGGGAAGGCCCAGATTGTCTAAATTCAAGAAAATGAAACAGGCCGTTGACAACAGAGATTGGAAAGAAGCCGCAAATCAGATGAAGAGTTCGCGATGGTACGTCCAAGTTAAAAATCGCGCAGACAGATTAGTTAACAGAATGGAAAGGATTGTGTAATGCCAAAGGTAGGTAACAAACATTTTAGTTATAGTAAGGCTGGCAAAGCAGCTGCTAAACGTGAGGCAGATAAGTCTGGCAAGAAGGTCCAGTATGGGACTAAGAAAAAGTCTCTGATGAAATCTTATAAGTGACTCGAAAAGACACTCTAGGTATTCCGAATCTTGTGCGCATTTTGTGCGCATTTCTGGTTGTCACCAGTGGTCGCTAGTTGGCACTGACAGACCCTATTTAACACTAATTATACCCAGATATACCACTATCACTAGAACCTAAATCTAGTGCGTCTACCAATTCCGCCACACCCGCATTCGTTTGTATCCCTCTGTTTTTATTTACTTTTATCAGTTTCATCTCAAGTTTTGCCGTCCTTTAAATTTGCCATTGTGCGCATTCTGTGCGCACTTTTTTAAAACATCTCTTGTAAAAAGTCCTTCCAGCGCATATATTAAGTGAGTTATTAAGTCATTTAATTAAGATTGGAAGCAACAAAATGAAACCTTTATCAGTACTTAAATACAGAGACTATTTTATTATCAATGCCCTCCGCGTTGGTCAAGGGGCAAGATATGGAAACTACAAAACAAAAGCCGAGGCTAAAGAGGCTGCCAAGCAGTTGGTCAAGGATTACTTGAAGGGAGATTACACAAAATCTTCGGACGTTAAATACGATAAAGTTACAGTTGGTCAGGCATACGAAAAGTTCTTGGAAGCCTTAGACCTAGAGTTAGAAAGCAGGGAAATTAAGTTAGCTACTTGGGAGCAAACCAAGGTTGCTTGTAATTGGTTTCTTAAGCAAAAGATTAGTAACCGACTAGTGACAACTCACACTTGTGCAGCCCTATTTAACCGTTTTAATATTCGAGAATTTCAAAACGAAATTGTAGCCAAAATTCGGGCTGATTTTAAGGCTTTATCCACTAGAGAAAAAAAGAAAATTTATATCCAAAAATTTATTCATTACACACTTTACAAAGGATGGTCACACGTTAATCCACTTGCAATGGATAAGGTATCAAGTAGGCTTGTTGCTGATGCTGAAAATCGTGACAGAGATCATCTTAATGCCACACTTTCTGACATCGAAAAATTATATAAATTTGGTCTAGCCGATGAGTCATTTTTCAATAAAGCGATTTTTATCCTAGGAGTTAATACTGGTATTAGACAGTCTGAGATCAGAGCATTGCGATGGAAAAATGTAAACTTGAATGAGGGATATATTTACATCAACGATGCAGTTGGATATCGGTATGCAATTAATGGTCAGACAAAAACAAAAGCACACCACGACAAAGGTGATCGTAAAATTGTTATAAATTCTGAAGTTGTGGATGTATTGAAGCAGTTCAAATTGCAGTCACCAAAATGTTCTGAAAACGACATTGTGTTTTATGGTAAAAAGAGAGATGTCCTTTCTAAAGAATACTTTAGAGATCTTATGGAAAGAGCCGTAAGGAAGGCAGGCACCAAGAGATTAACTTGGGGATGTCTCAGACATTTCTATGCTTCTAAGATGATTAATAATTTAGGCGAGAGGTGGAACGAGGTGGCTGATCGTATGGGTCACAAGTCAGCAGATTTTACCAGAAGCCAATATGAATTTATTTTGGAGAACAAGGAGAAGGATGATCGCCATAGAGAGGCAGGATCAACTAGCCTAGTTTCTCTCTAAATCTTTCGATCTGATTGATGGGTACATAAATTCTTCTTCCAATCTTTGTACCCTCAATACCCCCCTCCTCGATCATCTTCTTTACTTTTTTCTGATTTGGCCTTGAGCCATCCCCCCAAAAAAGTTCAGCAGTTTCACTCAGAGAAAATAATATCTTTTTGTATTCGTTATCCATAACCAGATCCTTCCAAATCTTGTTCTTTGCAATCGTTTAATTCGTTTGCGTTCTACCCATTCATCTATCCACAAATATGGTCTAGACATTATCCCAATCCAAGTCATCTTCAACCTTTGGTTTCGGTGTCTCTGCAACTGCATTTCTAGCGGCATCTCCAATGGGTGTTGAATGGTCACCATAATCGTTTCTGTAGACCGAAAATTTGACGGCTAAAGGCCACTCTGAAGGACTGAGAGTTTCATCGCGAAGTTGCAATTGAAAATGGATGTTAAGGTTAAATTTATTGATGAGACTGATCACTTCATTTTTAGCTTGGTGAGCCTCAACACGCTCATCCTTAAACTTGGTATTTACCCACCCAGCTACTGAATAAGACTTTCCGTCAATTTCTACACTTGAAAATTTAAGTTGTGGTTTAGCCATGTTTATCCCTTTCTTAGTTCTTCATATCGTTGATTTTTGTAGTCGTGAATATTTTTGTGTAACCGTGGATCTTCTTGTTCTATTCTTTCCATGTGCTTACTGAACTCTTTATTTACATCCACCACCTCTTGAGGTGTTTTACATTCCATAAACCTTTTGGTTAATTTTTTCCCGAAATCCACAAACTTATCATTAGGTTCTGCTAACGAAGAAGCCTCTGGCTTCGGCTCTGGTTTTGGCTCTGCATCAATAATCTTTTCCTTCTCCTCCGCTTGAACAACTTCATTAAGAGATGCGTATTGACCACCGTGCAATGCGATAGATGCCAAGGCTCTTCCGATTGCAGACGTTTCACAATTTTCCAAGGCAGACGTTTTGTTTACGTTTGAGGAACCTCTGATCTCCTCTGCCATTCCAGATCCAATGACCCTACCCTCCGTGTCCTTAATTAAAGATCTTACTTGTACATATTTTCCATCGTCTTTAATGATGTCTGTTTCAATTCCAAAATCCAAACCGAAGGCTTTTCTAAACTCTTCGACTCTGACAAATACCTCTGTGTATTTTTTGCCACCTCTTTGAGTTACCCCTTTAGATTCATTTAGACTATTTACCGCAGTCATTGCGTTTTTTAATTTTTCACTCAATCCATTCTCCATAATTTACGCGCATTTTTAATATGTAGTGGGTTCATGCCGTTCCACCGAAAATCGCCCTCGAAATTTGGCTCCGTGAGTCGTAGTAAATGATCTATACGACTAGAACTGTACAAAAGTGCCTCTCGCCTCTGACAAGCTGAAATTACGGCTCTGAGAGCATTCTCTAATTCTTCAATGCTAGGTTCGTAGATTTTGTACCCATATCGGCTAGACATGACCAATTTTGGCTGAATTCCAGAGAAATTCCAGTATCCAGCAAGTTGGGTCAGGTAATTGTAAGGAAGTCTTTCTGGCGGTTTTCTTCCCCACTTTGTTTTTAGTTCAACTCCACCGCCCTGGTAATCTGCATAACCAAGGTACGGAAGATCGCACCCTTTTAATTTACCACTTAGTTCTTCTTCCCCGGATATTCGGTTGGCACCTTTGGTAGCTTCCCTCATTCCTTCAATGGCATTTTTACAGATCAGTTCAAATTCAGTTGAATTAAATTCAGCATCCTTGCCTCTGGGTCTTTCTCCAAATTCATTGAAATTGACCCCATTCACAACATCATCGATTTTCATTTGCTCTTCGGCAGCATCTCTCCAATGGGGAGACTTGTACCCCTGAATAAGATTAATAGCCTCTCTGTAGGCTTCATTTGGGTTCTGATCCTCTATGAGAACCAGATCGCAATAATACTGTACGGCTCTTCCAAACAACATTGGTGGGGCATCGGTAATCTGATGGTTTCCTAAATGATCCTGATAATGACCATGCTCATTTAAAATTAGGTGACCCTCTTCTATGCTTTCCTTCTTGCCTGACTTAATAAGTTTCCATGCTTTTGTTATATCCGGGCGAAGGACTAACTTATCATAAAAAACTTTCGCATCCGAAGAATTGAAAGGATTGGAGTGGTGTGAATACTCTTCAAACCCATCAGGGTTTAATTTTAGGTCATATCCCATGTATTTGATTCTCTTCCATTGATTCTTGATCTTACAAATGGAATCCAAAGATGCAAATAAAAATGATCGAAAAAGCGTAATTAAATGACTTGATATACTTGAAAAAGTCTAAATAAGTCATATATATAGTATAGGAAGCAACTTAATAGGAGAATAAAATGACACATAGAGAAAAATTTGATTACAAAAATTCATCATCATTTGCTTGTTTTGAGCATGAAGCCATTGAGCATGAAAAGACAAAAGCTGATTTAGAATATTATAAAAAATTAGCCGAGCATCGTGCTAACGAAATTAGCAAGGCAGTTGATGCTTACAATTCTTTAGAGAAAAAATTTAGGGCATACCATCAGGATAATTTCAAAGATGTGAAAACCTTTCTGGTAGAATCTCATGACCAATGGAAGGCATTTTTAGAGGGTCTTAAAGAAGATACCCAATAGTTATTCAAAGATAATACTGATAATAAAAAGATAGATGAAGGGGCGGTTTTCACCGCCCTTTTTTTATGGATATTCAATTTCAAATCCCATTAGGTTTGGATAATGAATTGACCCGAGCATTGGTGTTGACCAAATCAATTCAACGTCTTCCAAAGTTTGCATATGCTTGCTAATTAGTTGAGGCTGACCCTCACGCTCTGTCTTCATCCTTTTCAAAAAACTATCTATAAGTTTTATTCTGTAGAGATCTATGTCGGACTCAAATGGTATTCCTAAAACCACTTCACGTTTACCATTATTTTTATATTCACATAGACTGATTGCGCCCTTTGAAACTGGATCTATTTCTTTGCTTTTTATAGGCAGCCCATCAAAAATACCAACCGATGTTACGTTGTTAACAAGATAGTCTTTTAGTGTAATTCCCTTAAAATGTCGTGGAAATGAAATCATTCCAGACATAGTAGGCATTTCATTTGATGGATACATTTGCACTACGTTACCTTCGGGCAAGTGACCAATAATATCCAAAGGTATTTGCTCAACATATATAGCTTCCGGCGATACACCTAGATGTTCAGCGTACCTAGTCGCATCTTCGATGGTCATGCGATTGTACCCAGTGCAGTGTCTAGATACAGTTTCAGGACGAACTCCAAGAGTTTCAGCTACCTCGCGAAGCGTGGTGCCTTTCTGCTTGATTATCTTTTTTAAATTATTTCCCTGCGCCATTGTTCCATTCAAATTAATTATGTTCATATTAAGTCCTTCCTATATACAACATCGGAAGTCTGTGAGTCAAAATACATGAAAACATTGATGTTCTCCTAACGTGTTGCTTCCTTTCCTGTAAATTAATTGATTCGAATTAAATTAGTAGTGCAAACGATTTACTGTACTTTACTTTCACTGAATTTTACTTTCACTGAAAGTTTCTTGCAGTTGTTCTTCTGCTTCAAATGCCTTCCTAAAACTCTCTGCAAACTTATCCGATTTCTTAGGATCGGCCTTCATAGCTTCGTACCAGATGTGGAAATCATTAGTATCAAAGTCATTGAGAACCGCATTCCAATTTTCTGCTCTGGAAATGCAATACTTCTGCATATAGTCCAAAACCATCCACCGTTTCGCTGCAATAGTTGTTTTAGATTTGGAATCGCCTTTGTTAAATACGTCTATATATCCTTCAGCTTCAGCTTCATTTACTACCTTCTGAATGGTTGTATATGTACTGCCCAACTTAGTTACCATATAGGATATACTTCTTGAAGTCCCCGTCATTGTTGAAATGACTGCATAATTCAAAACCTGACGATAAATTGGTGACTGTAACCAGAACTTTCGTGCCTTTGTGCTACTTGGATCCCATTTTTTCTTATGCGCTTCTTCAGCAATAGTTATGTCATCTGTGACGATGGCCTTGCACATATTAACAAATCTTTCGTCCATCACCCGAAGAAACGGAGCCACATGGTTAGGAGCATTTGATTTGTAATCAGCTACATCACTGTTATCTGCTTTACGTTCAAAAAACTTAATTTTATCTGGCACGATGCTCTCCTATATATAATTGCTTCCAAGAAAAATGACTGTAATACGATTTTATAATGACTGTCAAATAATTTTAATTGACCGATTAAGTCTATTATGTAATGACTTACTAAATCATTAATTAAGATCATTAAATACTGCATAAAAAGAGTCAGGAATATTATGAAGCTACAAGAGTGGAGATCACTTAAAAATTTCACATACAAGCAACTGGCTATGAAGTTTGGAGTCGAACATTCAACTATGGTTAGGCGATGGTGCCTGCCTTCTAGTCATAAAAATAGTCAAGTTCCCGGTCATAAATATATGAAAATTATAGTGCAGATGACCGATGGAGCCGTACAACCAAACGACTTCTATAACCTCCATGAATGAAGAGCAGTTCCATAAATGGACCGTTGATTGGCTCCGAATCACTTTGCCAAAGGGATCTGTGGTCCACCATTCACCCAATGAAGGCATGAGGAAGATGAACTTCATGCGTAAATTAAAGACCTTGGGAACGAACTTTGGATGGCCTGACTTAGAACTATTTGTCCCAAAAAGACATTGGTTAGATCCAGAGTTATTTGCACCAATATTCTTTGAACTCAAGAACCCCGTAACGAAGGGGCGCATCAGTAAAAACCAACGTGAGATTGGTACGGCTCTTCAAGAAGCCGACTGTCATATCTTTGTGGTTTATCAGGCAGAGCAGATAGAGAACGAACTCAAAAAACTTATAACAATTAGAATTAGGGAGAATGTAATATGAACGATACCCAATATTTAAAATACCATTTGGATGCTATTAAGACAGTCAAAGTTTTGCAGAACCAGGGCAGCACCGAAGAAGATGTTTGCAAGGACTTTGGCATAACCGGGGATTGGTTCGATATCCTAATGTTTATAACTGCGTACAGATGTAGGCACGGTTGAAAATATTTATTGTGGATCGCTGGGTAGACCATGACGATATCGATGATTGTGATAAGTGCGAGGGAACTGGTGAAGTGATGGTTGATAGGCCCGTAGTTGATTACGTCCACGGTGGGGATCTCGCAACCAATAAAGAGAAATGTGAAGAATGCGAGGGAAGTGGATGGAAGGTAAGAAATCAATAGCAGAGGAATTTGCGCTGAAGCCGATTAAAAGGGACAAGATGCAGTCCTACAGAATTGCAAACAAAATGAAGAATAAAAAAGCAAGTCCAAGAAAAAGAGGGAAATCTGGTAAAG